CCGGCGCGATGTCGGCACGCAATTCGTCCGGCAGGCTCGGCTTCGGATGTCGGGCGAGGAACTCCGGTTCGGTGATCTCACAGAACTCCTGCAGCCAGTGGAAAAGCGAACGGGTGTACGCCGTGAGCGCGAAGTACTTGCTCTGCTGTTTTTCCAGATGCTCGATCTGTCCCTCCTGCTCGTCCACCTGCTCGCGCAGTGGTTTGATGACCGAATCGGTGAGGATGTCGCACGCCTGGGCGGCGATGTCGGCGGTGTCCTTGCGGCGGCTGGAGACGGCGCCGATGATCGCGCCGACCCCACCGCCGCCGCCGAGGGCGACGATCGCCGCCGTCCAGAACTCGGTGCTCGAGAAGAACTCCAGCGGCATCAGTAGCCCGCCCCGTCAGAGCGCCATGTCCTGATCTCGATGACCTTTTCGAGGTCGGCGAGCTGCACGGTGCGGGAATCCTTGGTGTCCATATCCGCAAGTGTGACCTCCGTGGACGAACGGTCCTTGAACACGGCCGTCACGCCACGCGTGTAGTCCGTCCATGTCTCCCCGCCATCGTCACGATGGTCGAAGGCAAGGCCCAGGCGGAGCAGCTGGTATACAATCCCGTTCTTTGGTGGGCGCAGGTCCAGCACGGTGCCGGCCGCATCGGTCTTCCCCGCTTCGACCGTGGTTTCGGTTGTCTTCTCGTCGCTCATGATTCCTCCTTTTGTGAATCGGTTTATTTGGTGACGATCTCGTGTCCGTCGATGTAGAGCTTGCCCGCCGTCGGACCCGTGGCGAGCTGGTGGTTCCCCGCCCATTTCAGGCTCCAGCCGACGGCGGAGAGGGCCAAGCCCCACCCTTGGTCGTTCGTGAACTGCAAGCCGCCAGGTCCGATGGCCAGTTTGCCGTATCTCACCGTCTCCAGATCCAGACCGGTCCGGGCCGAGCATTCGACATGCGTCCCGTCAGGCGCGGTGATGCTGATGCCGTCCGCGCCGAGCTGGATATGATAGGTGACCGCCCTGTTCGCCGTAGGCTGCACGGTGATGTCGAGACCGTCCTGCGACAGGATCAAATGCCCTGAACCGACACCATCGTCACCGGCCACCTGAAAACTGTGCCGGTCGATGCGCGTGAGCAAGTTGCCGTCCTTGTCCAGCAGGTCGAAACTTCCGTCGGTGTTCACGAGGGCGCTCATGCCGTTGAACACCCCGTTTTTCTGGTGGCCGGCGCGCACGCCTTCGGATGTGAGCCTGATGCAGTCCTCCAGCGTGCCGACGCGCGATTGGGCGTCGGAAGCGTCGGACTTGGCTGTGTTCGCCATGTCCTGCGCGGTTCGGGTCTCGGTCTTGGTCGCGAACTTCACGTCCAGGCTGTTGTTGTTCTGGGTGATCTTCGACGAGATCTCCTGCGTGACGCCGCTCTTGGTGGCGTAAGCGCCTGCGACGGTGCTGGTGATGCTCCTCTCGCTCGCGGTGATGTCGCTTTTCGTGGCCAGACCCGACCCGTCCGCGCCACGGTAATTCTGAACGACGCCGAGTGCTACCGATTTTGCGGTTTGATCGACATAGCTATGCGTACTGAGCGTGTCATAGGCGATGTCCTGTACAGTTCCGTTCGGCTCATCATCCTGTATACGGTTTCCACCAGTGTTCGGACCGTCCGTCCATGCATTGTAGTTACCCTGCAGCGTATAATATCCGTTCCACCACATCCATGGCAGGTACACCCAGATGTCGCAGGTGTTCGAGCTGAATGCCAAGACCTTTACCTTAACATTGTCCGCATTACGGATGCGCTTCACGCTCACGCCGAACGCGCCCGACGCGGACGCGGACGACTGCCAGCCGTCCTTGACGAAGATCTCGAACTCCGCGTTCTGGCGGGCAGCGCCGTTGTACCCGTCGCCGGAGTAGACGTGCAGGAGGACGCTCGACGAGTTGCCGTTGCTGGTGAGATAGCCGAGCTTGACCCATTTCGCCTTGCCCGACGCGCCACCAAGCGTGAATGTGCGGATCGTGCTCTTCCTCAACGCCTCGGTCGCATCGAGGGTCGTGTAGGTCTGGCCGACCGTCGATTTGATCGAGGAGGCCGACTGGTCGATCCTGGACTGCACCTCGGCTTTGGTCGGATAGTCCCCCTTGGTCTGGTAGGTCTTCGCCACGCTGGTCTTGAACCCGTCAAGGTTCTGTTCCAGGCTGCTGACCCTGCTCGTGTCGGCCTTGCCGCCGATCTTCTGCGACAGGGTCGTGTTGATCCTGTCAACCTTCTGGGACACCTGGCTGATGGTGGTCGTGTTTCCCTGGGCGGTCTTGGCGACCTCCGTCACCTTGCCTGTGATTTCGTCGGCCTTCTGCGTCAGGGCGCTGGTGGTGGCATAGGAGGACATGCCGTTCTTGGACTGGTATTTCTCCGACACTTCGCCGCGGATCTGGTTCGCCGTCTGCGTCAGCTGGGATGTGGTAGCGTAGGAGCCCATGCCGGATTTCGGCTGGTACGTGTTCGCAACCGTGGTCTTGAACCCGTTGAGATCCTGTTCCACCGTGGAGGCCTTAGACAACGCATCACTGGCTGTAGTGCTTACCTGACTGATAGTGGTCTTATTGCTGTCAGCGGTACTCTTTGCCTCATTGGCTGTCCTAACGGTCGCATTGAGTGTCTTAGCCTGTTCAGTGATCTTACTGCTAAGTCCATTGGCGGTCTGTTCCACTGTAGTGACTTTGGACATTGCACTGTTTGCAGTCTTGGAGACTTCAGTGACCTGAGCTTTGATGGAATTAGCTGTCTGGGTAAGAGAACTGTTGGTTGCGTAATCTCCTGCTGGCTGAAGATCCTCTGGGGCTGGAGACCAATCAGTTGGTTTAGTGCCTTTTTCGAGTTTCCATCTATATCTTGGAAAGGAATAAATACCGACTAAGATGGAAGCTGCATTTTCATCAGTCGTAAAGGTAATATGACCTTTATCTCTTAAGTCTATACCTGGGACTACGAAATTGATAAAAGTACCTTCAGAATCAAACTGACTGATACGACCAGTATTAGCTACAGTGTCAGTCATTGAGTCATATGCACTTAAAACATATGTTGTATTCGGATCGACTGTTATTGGTTTTTTAGATGATGAATCGCCATTATATTCCGAACCTGAAACGGAAGCGTCTGGATGTATCAGAGTTCCATTTACAGTATCCAACCAGGTTTTAATGAAATTCGATTTAACCAGAAGATTCGTACCGCCAACAGTAAGATTATCGAAATCAGTCTTAGTCGTATACGTCTGACTCACAGTGGTCTTGAAACCATTGAGATTTGCTTCAAGACTCGTCGCCTTATCGACAGCGCTTTGCGCGGTCTTCGCATTGGCCGTAATCTTCGCACTAAGAGAATCCGAAGTCGCCTTCAGACTTGTCTGGGTCGCATACAGAGCATCGTTCTGCGCTTTTGTCTGATAGTTCTTCGATAGATTCAGAGTGACGGCGTCGGCGGTCTGCTGTGCCTTCGATGCAGCCGTCACGGCACCATCGGCCGTCCCCTGGGCCTTGGTGACCTCGGCGCTGATGCTCTCCGAGGTGGCCTTGAGGTTCGCCCGGGTGGCGTACACCACGTCGGCCTGGGATTTGGTCTGATAGTTCTTGGACAGATTGACACTGATGCCATCCGCGGTCTGCTGTGCCTTCGATGCGGCTGTCACGGCGCTATTTGCGGTTGTCTTGACCGACTCGACATTCGCCGTAATGGATTCCGCGGTCTGAGTAAGGGAACTCTTGGTCGCATATGTCTCGGGAATATCGATCTTCAGCTTATCGACATCGCCCTGAGCCTTGTTCGCACTGGATTGCGCGGCATCGGCTGCGTTCTTCGCGGTGGCCGCATTGCTGACTGCGGTGTTTGCCGTCGATTGGGCCTTACCGGCAGCAGTGTTCGCGGCTGTTGCGGATGCCTGGGCATTATTCGCGGAAGTCTGTGCCTTGGATGCATCCGCCAATGCCTTGGTGACATCAGTATCCTGATTCAGCTCCCACGTGTAGGTCCTGCCGTCGTCGGAGCCGAAACGGTATGCCTTGCCGGTGGATTTGTCGTAATAAAGATCGCCGGAGTGCTTCTTCTTATCGGCATCCGTGGTCCAGTCCGAAGCCGGCTTGTTCGTCAGAGTCGGGGCACCGGTTCCTCGCCAGGATTCGATGGCGTTATCCGCAGCGTTCTGGAGAGAAGACAATGCATCTTTCGTTGCATATGTCTTTGAGACCGAAGCCGTGATGGAATCCGAAGTCTGTTTCAGACTCGACTGGGTCGCATATATCTTATCGGCATCCGCCTTGGTCTGATACTCGGTCCTCAGGGTCGTGCTGATCTGATTGGCCGTCTGCACTGCTGCGGAAGACTGCTTGAGCGAATCGGTTGCGGTTTTGCTTGCCGATTCGGCAGTGGTCTTTGCAGCGGCTGCGGTCTGGGTCGCAGTGGTGCTCTGGGTAAGAGCGGTCTGCGAATCCTTGTATGCGGAAGATGCCGTAGTCGATGCCTCGGTGGCAGTCTGTTTGGCCTCCGTGGAAACACTCAGGGCACTGTCGGACTTCTTGACCGCATTGCTGACTTTCGTCGTCAGTTCGCCGAGCTCGGTGGTGTGCTGTTCGATGACCGCATTCGCGGAATCGAGATCCGATGCGACGTTCTCGGCCTTGGACTGGGCTTCGGCCGCGGCCTGTTTCGCCGCGATGGCCTTCGCATCGACCGCCTTGATGGATTTGTCCAGATCGGCGGTGGACGCATTGGCCTTGTCCGCCGCCTTCTGGGCCGCGTCTGCTGCGGACTGAGCTTTGTTGGCGGATGATTGGGCGGCCTTGACGGTGGAGTCCATCTCGGACTTCGCATCCTGGACCTGCCGGGTCAGATCACTTCGGACCTTGTCGGTCTTGGCTGCGGCATCCTGTGCCTGCTTGCGCGCGTCGTCGATGCCCGCCTGCGCGTCCTGGCGGATTTGCTCGCCCTTGGCGATCGCCTCGTCGGCCTTCGCCATGGCCTTGTCGGCGGCCTGCTGCGCATCCTGCGCGGCCTTGTCGATGCCGCTCGTGTCCACGAGCGGCAGCTGGCGTCCGTCCTGGTCGATCCTGTTGGCCCCGTCCGACGCGCCGACGCCGATGATGACGTCCGTGCCGCCCGTGACGGGGATGCGCACGGTGCCCATCCTGTGGGTCTTCTGGCTCAGGGCGAGGCGCATGGCCTTCATGCCGAGACTCAGACCAAGCACGTCGTCATCCGGATTCAACTCAATGTGCGAAGACATCGCAAACCTCCAAAAGTCATGCCATGGGATCATCCATGGCGTCGAATATCAGATTCACCTTGTCCGACTGGTCGCCGCTCATCTGCATGAGCCGGCATTCGTACACGCCGTCCGCAAGGCTCGGGAAGCCTTGGATGTCCAACCGCATCGTCTCGCCGGGCCAGAAGCTGCCGAGCGGATGCAATGGCGTGCCGTCCGCGCTCACGTCGTTGGCGTGGAGTTCGCCCTTAATCTGCATGAGCGGACGCCGGTTGGCGGCCAATATGCCGTCCGCGTGCTGGCGGAGCAGACCTGCGTCGGCGGCGTCGGTGTCGCTGTGGGACATCTCCCGCAGCGGGAATGGCTCGTGACTTCCATTCACAAGACTCAGGTCTTCGGACAGATGGCATAATTGCGCCCTGTCCGTGCCCGAGCCGCTCGCATAGACACGGTTCATGGCTCCGAGATGGTCTATTGTGACGTTTTCCAAAGTCCCGCCGTATGGCGAGGAAGATAGTTCGATGATCGTGTTCTGCGCGATGTTCGGATCCGCGTCCGAACCTGCGACGAAGTCGAAGCGGATGGTGTCGCCGGACAGTTTCGGCCGTAGTTGCAGGTCGGGCCCGTTTTCCACGTTGGCGATTTTGTCCCACACGTCCGAGCATTTCAGATTCTGGATGTCCCATGAATCGTATTCGCGTTGGTGCGAGCCTTGCTCTCCTCGGTAGTGCCAGTCGATGGGCAGTCCGCCGCCCGGCTTGGCGTTGGTGCACAGCCAGCCCGTCTCGGCCGCGATGGCGCGGAGGGATAGATCGCTGAAGTTGATGACATCCGTGCTGGTGCTGCCATTGGCGGCTCCGTAGACTCCCTCACGCAACAAGTATCTATCGCCGAGCAGGCCGTAAATGCTGGTCAGGCTGAAGTCCGTGTCGAGTGGACCGTCCTTCCTCTGGCCGATGAGCCCGCAGAGTATCGGCGTGCCTATCGCATCCTCGGAATCCAATGGACTCGTCCAGCAGAGCGCGATGCTACGCCGGTCGGGGGCGAGCAGACGGCAGCGCTCCCCCGGCATGGCTGCGGGTATCGCCGTCCACGGGAGTTTCAGACCGCTCGCCTCGTCTTTGCCGACGCCCTTGGATTTCGTGGTCGATAAACTGGAGTCGGCCACGCTGACCGACCAGCTGAAACTCGGCAAATCGATCGGACACATGATCTGGCCGCTGATGGTGTCGACGATGTACGCGCGCCAAGCCATATCGATCCTTCCTTTAACCGACGTTCACTCCGCGGTCCCACACCTCGAGGGTGCGGCCGGGGTAGTTCTCCTTCGAGTCGGAATGGCAGATGAAATACACGTTCTCGCCCCATGCGACCCTGTGGTTGCGCGTGCGTACCGTGTGCCACCCCGCGGACAATTGGACGAGCGTATTGAGATGGACAGGCTGCCATGCTCGCGACACCTGGAACTGGCCGCCGCCGCCAGCCACGTCCTTCCCGTCGATCTGGAAGCCGACGTACCAGCATGCCATCTGCGTGGCATTCTCGGTCGGCTTCCGCGGATCTTCGTGACGACAGGCGCAGGCAATTGCAGCATACCGAAGTTCGACAAGACGGTCTGTCGGCAGATAGAAAGATGTGTCCTGCTCGAAATAGTCCTTGCCGCCGTCGCCCATGTCCGCCGGACCCTCGTAATTGCGGACGTTCTGGGCGATCAGACCCTTGGACGCGCCGTACGGCAGGGCGTATCGTTCTGCGCCGTCGCCGCTGCAGGATTTGGTCTGGGTCATGCCGGCGGGCACGAGCATGGCCGCCAACCGCGCCACGCCGGATGGCACCTGGTCGAGCGGCACGTCCGGATCTGCGGCCGGAGTGCCTTGCGTGACGCCAAGCACGACCTGGTTGTCCGCGTCGCCCTTGTCAAGGTCGTGCGCGCGAAGCCAGATGACGTCATACCGGCTCAGTCCTGCGTTGCCGGCGCTCACCGCGGGGGTCTGTCCGCCCGGCCAATACGCGAGCACAGCCTCGCCACTCTGGCCGTCCGGCTGGATGAGCGCGGTGCCGGCGGCGACGTTGTAAGTGAGTCCGGTGCCGCCTGTCACGGTCAGACCATGGATGATGCCGTCGCTCGTCCACTGCGAGCTGATGATGTGCCTGTGCACCTGGGGGCTCACGCCCTGATTCTTGCCGTCGGGACGGATACCCAAAGCGGTAACCATGAATTGCGCCTCCAAAACGAACGATGTTCTTACATGTATGTGTCGTGTGATTCGCATGTGACCCAGCCACTACCAGGCGTGGCGAGATTGACGGTCAGCGCACTGCCGGCGGGTATCGTCATCCAGCCACGCCGCGATAATCCCGAGGTCACGTCCACGCCTCCCATGGTGGCGGTACGCGAGCGTGTGTCCAGGAGCACCGGTGTGCCGGTGTGAATCGCGTGGTTGAAGGCAAGAGTCGAACCCAGCCCATCACATGCCAGGCGAAGAGTGCAGCCATTCGGCCACTCACCGTTAAGCGCGTAGGTCGGGTAGGCGCGGCTTGTGCCCTGGTTCGGCAGACGCATGACCGTCGCGCCATCGGATACCGTGCCATACGACAGCGGGTACGCAAGGCCGGCATTGCCGGTGCCGTAGCTCAGACCTCCGGCCTGCACCACCGACGCGCGAGCCTCGCCGGAGTGCGCCAGCGTGGACAGGCGTTCGGGACGCTCGAAAACGATGGTGATG